TTTTAGATAAACCTTGAACTTGGTTATATGTTAAGGGATTGCTTGCAACAAAATCTTCTGCTCTATCAAGAGCTGCTTCCGTACCTTTTTGTAATGCAAATTTTGTAATTGTATTTAATCTTGTTTCTAAGTCACTAAACATACTTGCTTGAGCTCTATATTGCTCAAAACCAATAGAAGGTATATTAATTCCTCCCACTAATCCTCCTTCAAATGTTTTTCTTGGTGCCATTATTATCCCCCACTTAGCGTTTGATTGTTGCCAACTATACTTTCAAACATTCCTGGTCTATCTACAATGTTAGTTGTAGTTGTTGTAAATCCATCAAATAAACCACCTGTCTTTGCTTTTATTATATTTGTTCCAAATCCAGTTAATGCTCCCATAATTCCTGCTTGCTTGCTTGTTTTTCCAGCTTGCTTTAAATTTGTAAATTCTATAATTCCTAAATTTTGTAATATTTCTTCGTTTAATTTAGATATTTGGAAATCTTCTGCACCTTCTCTAAGGGACATATTTTGTTGAAAAAGCACAGAACCTTCGTTTGTTAAAACTCCTCCTGCAGCTCCTTGTGCTATAATAGCAGATAACGCTTTGTTTGTTTCTTTTAGAGCTTTAACTCCTTGCTCTTTTGCCTCTACTCTTTGTGTTTTATATTTTAATTTTGCTACATCTGCTTGAGCATCGTAGTAGGCTTTTGTTGCCATACCTTGATTGTAAGCTGAAACAGCTTGCATTGCAGATGAGGCTACTGATACTATTGTCCAAAATATGGTCATATTATTGTCCTACGCTTACTTTAAATTCCATACCTAACAATGTAAAGAATAGAGGTTGTGATTGAGAAAAAGTCATTTGTCCGTTTCTGTTATACCCTAGCATTGGCTTCCTTCTTTTTTTACCAGTATAGAATATACTAGGATTAAAAGGAAAGTCTTTTCCATTTAGAGTTAAATTTTGTGTAAGGTATAATTGTGTAGTTGCTTCAATTATTCTTTTCTTTGTAGCAACTATATTTGTACTACCCTTGAGATTAATTGGCATTGTTTTAATTTTAGGAGTAAAGTTTAAACCTGCCTCACAATATGAAGTTGGGATAGCATCCATTGTTATCTGATTACTATCAACTATTTTATCATTTTGCATTGCATCATCTACAATTACTTTTACATTCTCTCCGTTCAAATGCGTTAGCCCTGCAAATGTTGTATCAGTTGGTAAAGTTCCTCCAAATAATTGCACAGCACAATCGGTTGTCATGTCCTCGTTAAATGCTTCTAAATAATAAACAGTCGTATCATTAATAACCCTAGAAACAACAGTGTAAATTGTATCAACATCTACTGCTACATTTAAGAAACTGTCTGTTTTAGCAAAGTTAGTTGCTGTTAATCTGGTAGTATCAGTTGAAGTCGTTGTTAAGTTATCATCACCTGGGATAATCCTAGTAACAGTAACAACTGCTGCTGAAGGATTGTTTACAATAAAGCCATCAATACTAGCAAAAGCAGTAAATAGATTATCTGCTGTGGTATCGTTTGATTCATTAGGTCTAAAGAAATGCGTGTCACCAGATGGAGATGACGGAGCTTCACCACTGATTGCTTCGCTTTCTAATGTAATAGTTGTTCCATTATTATCTGTAAATGTTAGCTGTGTTCCTACTGCTATGTTAGCGTAATCAGAAACAGTTATAGTGCAAGTATCCATACCTGTTGTAGATAGAGAAGGTGCTATAACATTCTGACCTTTAAGGATTGAATACATAGCCATAGTACCATTAGAATTAACAAGCATTAATAAATCGCCATCCGTAGTAGACGTTGCTTTTCTTAGTGCCATATCTAATGGGGTGTTTAGTAAATGCGATGATAGTAGGGATATGTTATTTGAGATATAGGAAAGCTCTACATCACTAAACAAAAACTCTCTCAGAGCTTGCCCAGACCTTTGAACAAACAATGTACCACTCTCAGCACCTACAGGTTTGATTCCCTCCTTAGATCCTCTCCTTGTCGCTGTATTGATAACAATGTTGCTAGGTGTTATTGGGTCTAATGAGGATTGAGGTACAAAGAACTCAGCTCCCTTAGTAAATATCTGTAAATCTCTTCCACTGAATAAACCTGTTATAGCATTTGCACTATCACTATCAATGGTTGCCTCGATAGAATCATCGTCTAAACCCTCTCCTGGATTAAAGTCATAGTACCTTGATACCCTAGAAGCAAAGATAGTGTTAGGTCTTGACTTAGACCCACCAAAATATAATCTTCCCTCATGAAATGTAGTTGTTCTTGGATACCCTTTTGATGCAGACCAAGTGTCCTCATAGCCAGCTTCTAATGTCCATGAACCACTAGCAATAGCAGTTGTATTAAAAAAAGGAATTTCTACTATAGCTTCCAATACAGTTGAGGAAGTAAATCCAGTAACTCTTGCTCTTCCTAAACCATCGTTAGCCTCAATATATTGATTAACATTTTCAATAGCAAATACTGCTGAACCTGCTGTAAGAGTAATATTCCCATCTACTGCTGATGGAGTTAGCGTTGCACTTGGAGTTGATGTGCTAATAGTAAAAGCATACTGTGGAAGAAAATCAAAACTAATTGCTGATATAGTCCAAGCTGCATCGTTTGCTCCCCTGACAACTGTAAATGGTGTCATATCCTCTTGTGTAAGAATTAATGTATCTATAGATTGTGTAAAATCCATTGTAGAGAGCATAGCAGAAGTTATAGTCGTTGCTAAAAAATCTGTTCCCCCACCATTAATTGCAGTTACAAGAGCTTTGTTTTTATAAACGTACATTCTTTGATGAGTGAATAAAAGCATATAGCTTTGTGTTGTAGAAAATTCAAATGGTATTAATTTTATGCCATCTTCAGGAGCAGCAGCATCAGGTATTTGACCAATAAATTCTAAGCCTGGTCGTCTTTCAGCACCACCCTGTGGTTGAATTATAACATTACGAGCCTTGTCTAATGCTTTGTAGTATTGGTCGATATCCAAACGATTCTTTAATAGAGGGTCAAGTTCCCCTGTTGTAAAATCTGTTTGTATTGTAACAGCTCTTGCCATGATTATTATCTAACATCTGTCAAAGGGAAATCAACGATTGTATAATTTGGTTTTCCTCTTCCGTCAACATTCATTGCTTGTCTAAAGTATCCACCACGACCATTTTCTGGAGCAGTTCCTAATGCAACTGTTCGCCAGTAATCTGCTTTTGTTATCTGGTCTGTGACTGGTTCAGCTAAATGCCAAGCCATCATATAGACTAATAGTTGAACAAAGTAAGAAGGCATAAGACCTTCTGTAATTTCGCTTGAAATATAATCAATCCAGATATTTTCTTCATTGGTTGCTATTGCTGGACCAGAAGGACTATATAAAAGTTCCCAGTTTTGAATAGGAAGAACTCTTGTTGAACCTGAATTGTAAACTTGAAAAGGTGTTCCTGATACTGAAGTTGCAGGTAAATTGAATTGATGGTCCCACTCATGTGTTGGAACAGTAGCTGATTGAGTTAATTTAACTTTAACTTGAGCAAAAGACCAAGGATATAAAGATAATATTTGTTTTTTAACTGTTTCGTAAATGTTATTGCAAACTGTTGACGCATCATTAGCTGTATCTGTAAAGGAAGAAATAGTATCGGCTCCCAATAGATTAAGAGCCTGATTGCATATTGTAATATTTGTATCGCCACTAGCCATAATAAATCCTATTGATAAGAGGGAGCTGTTAAGCTCCCCCCATTAGTTGGTATTAGTCACTATCTGTAGCTGAGATAGCTGTACCATCACCAATATCAACAACACCTGAAGCGTTGCTCACAACTGGAGCAAGACTAAAAGTTGCTGTACCACCAGTTGATGCGTAAATGTAAATTAAATCACCAACTTTTAATACGTCAGAAGCACTGTTAAAGTACCCTGCTGCATCAATAGCTGTTACTGCATCTTCTGATGTGTAGCTCCAGATTTGAGGAGCTGACCCTGCTTTTGATTGCCCACCTATTGGTTGCAATCCTGCGACATTATAAGCCATATTATAGCTCTCCTTTCTGTTACTATTCTCTACAAGTTACTGCTACGATGCCTTCATCTTCGATAGCTACAGCACCAGCTGAGAACATACTATTTACTAAGAAAGATGTTTTCTCAGGAATATAGTTAATTTCAGTTTTCTGTGCCATATTCACGCCCATGCCAATGGCAGAACGATGAAATGCGTATACTACTCTGTCACTGGAACCATCAACAGATAGACCACCTTCATCTCTATCTCCTAAGACATAGAATTTGAAACCTAGAAATGTGTTGATTTCTCCTGAAACAAGAGCTTTTACTGAAGCATAGTCACCAGATATTGCTCTTTCATCACCTAGTAAACCAGACAATGAATTTGCGTGTACGATAATATGCCTGTCATCAAATGGAACATTTTTAGCATCAAGTGCTTTTTTAGCAGCTATTAGCTTTCCAACATTCAAGTTTGATGCACCAGCAGTACCAGATGTTACAATAGTATTTGCAACTGTGCTTGGTGAAGATGCTGCAGCGATAGCATCTATAATTAATTGGTCCATTCTACGACCAATAGCTTTGCTTACGACTTGAACTAGCTCTTGTCGTTCGTCAAAGTTCACCTTAGATTGGTGGAAAATGTCTGAGTATTCAGCAGCATTGTAATCACTCATTGTAGCTTCTACTTGAGAGTAGGTTACATTAAGTGGAGTTACGTCTGTCTGTGGAATCCTAGCAGTTGCACTTCCCTTACCAAGTTTTGGGAACTTGTAAGTGTTGCCTTGTACACCTTGTCTTAGCCTAACACACCCTAGCAAAGATGATTCGCTTTGGTATGCTTGTTTTACCTCGGCATCAAACAAAGTAACAAAAGCATTAGTAATTGACTGTGCCATTATTTACTCCTTGTTTAACACAATTAAAATTAAAAGTTTAATTTAGTTATCGAGGGATAACCTCGGCTAAAAACACGATGCACTTCCACATCTGCCAGAGGCGAATGATATTCGTTATCTCGCTTGTAGGATAATATATTTTAAAATAAAAAACAAGTCTTAATTATAGCTCGCCTGGTTTACTCTGTCCAGGGAACGCTCTTGAGAACTGTTCTTCTACTTTTCTTCTAAACTGTGAATCAGTTTTATACTTGGGGTCAGCTACCAATTCGTACAGTTCTTCAGCACTTGGCATCCCATCTACATCTACTGGTGCAGTAGGAATCTGAGCATCTCCATAATATTTTCTAACTTTGTTTAAAGCGTTGATACCATTTGCAGTGGCAGCAAAAACTTTAAATTCATCAAAGTCATCTTCAGACCATACACCCTTAGATACTAGCCCCTGACCCCATTGCTTTATTCCATTTACAATTTGTGGAGCATTAGGTCCAAGTTTAGTTGTTTCCTCATCAATATTAATTGTTGATTGCTCTGATTGTACATCAGCTAACTCTTTGAATTTTCCAACAAGTTTATCAAAAGCCTGTTGAGTTGGTTTATTTTCATTAGCCCAGTCAACAAACTCTTTAGCTAGTGGGTCGCTTTCAATATCAATCCCATCAAAAGCAGCTAAGTCATATTCTTTTGGTGCTTTGTGTTTTCCCATTGAGAATTGTTTTTGCAACTCTTTATAAGAATTATTCATTTCTTCTATCTTAACACCACCCTTAGGATCCCAGAATTTATTTTCTAGGTACTCAGGTTTTTCTAACACAGTT